CTGAACTTCGTCAACTACGATAATGCAGTCATCGAATGTAGAACCACGAAGAAAGGAAGTAGATATGAACTCTACATTGTTCCGTTGCTTGAGAATCTCGTATGCATCACCTCTACCAAATAGCTTACTACATATGTCATAGTAAGGGGCTTCATAGACTTTCATCTTGTCTTTCTGAGAGCCAGGTAGAAATCCGATATCTCTTGTTGGAACTATTGATCGAACAATGAAGACTTTCTTGTGCGGTGTATTCGTCTTCAGCGTTTCTTTGAGTGCAAAGTATAGTGCTAGAAATGTTTTACCAGTTCCGGCTATACCGTGTAACATTAAGTTTTGACCTTCATCCCACGACTCAAAGGCTAAAGCCTGATTATCAGTCATTGGAGCAATATCGCTCTTAACTGTAAATCCTGATGAAAGTTGATTATCTGTGTCTAATATTCCCTGTTGTCTTAGTACTCGTCTTTGCCTTTTAGTTAGTCTTTCTTGTTGTTGTGCAGGCATTAAAAAAATCCTTATCTGTCTCTGATTGTAGACCCCGCATTCTTCTTCTTAATATCTTTCAATAAGTCGTTAAAGCCGGAATCGTGTTTTTTGATACCCAAGCGGGCAGAATCACCAATTGCTGGCGCATGAATGATTTTCTTCATATGAGGATTATCTATATCGAACTGTTCCATTGTTGAAATGGACATCATGTGATCACTTATTTCACCAGTTTCTTCATTCTTGTATTGATATATAGGCATTCTAAATTCTCCGATTTATAAAAAAAGAGAGCAATACTAGATTGCTCTCAAACGTCACATCTACCATAATGATATTTATATCAAATGAAGCCCCCTATGAGAGCATTTCATAGATTTCTTTCCAACTTTCTACTGCGGGGATTGCATCGTTAGTGTAGTCACCTTGATGGTCATGCTGTATCAGTACAGCACTCAACCCTAAACGATCACCTAACTCAGCGTTCTTAATCTTATCTTCTACCCACATACAACCACTATCAAGATAAGGAAGAAGTGCATCATCTTTGTCAGCACCAGTGTCAAGACATTGAACTTTCTCGAATGCTGTTTCACCGAACAGATTACTCAAGTTTTGTTCTCTTAACTTGTTGGCATGACGATTAAGAGTCATACTGGTGATGCAATGGAAAACGTAACCCAACTCTTCATGAATCTTCTTAACATACTTTACAGAATCTCGAAGCGGTGGTAGACAACACATATTTGCGCTTTCGTTAAAATGGCGAATCAGTTTCTTCATCTCTGGCTTAGGCATATCGAATGTCTTAGCCATAGAGTATTCAACATCGTTCTTGATCTCATAACCCTTCTCTATCATCCAGAGTTTAAAGCTATGTTCCCAATCAAGTAAAACACCATCACAATCGACCAATATAATCTTATTATTCACTTTACTTCCTTATCATCAAAATACTCTGTATTATAGCATAACTATCACACAGAAGTCAAGCATTACTTAAAGTACTTTTCAAGCATTTCGTACTTGTCACAGTACTCGGTCATCTTCTCTAGCTCAGATTCAATGGTTTCCATGATATCTGGATGCTCTGCTAATCCAACATTGTTGTCTAACAATATATCAATGTTCATTTTATGCTTACCTGCTTGTGCTTGCATATAAGACATTGATGCTACAATTAGATCGGCTCTACGGTTCTTCATATTAAATTCCTACTTTAGATTACGAAATCATCACCTGGTTTCCAAGCACAGCCTGTTAAACCACCTGCTTGCAATGCTTTGAGTGTACGCAATACTTCTTGAGCATTACGACCAGTATCAAGCGCATTCACTGAAACGTGTTGAATAGTTCCTTTGGGATTGATAATAAATGTTGCTCGTTGAGCCACACATTCTTGATAGTCAACCACACCACAATCTCTTGCGAGTCTTAGACCACAATCTGCGAGTAAGGTGTGTTGGATGTTTCCGATTAGATCGTTGTCTTTCTTCCAAGCAAGTTTACAGAACTCGTTGTCTCCACTAATGCCTAAAACATTAGCATATTCAACTAGATCATCCATTCCTGCAATTTCAGTCGGACAAATAAAGGTAAAGTCTTTAGGGTAAAAGTAGACTACAGACCATTTTCCGTTGTGAAGATCATCACTGTTGACCTTTACAAATTCATTGCTCACATCTACGCCATTCAAGTTAAACTCTGGGAACTGACTCCCAACTGCTGTTATCATACTATAACTCCATAATTAAAATTTACTTAGAAAGAGTCTCGGTTCTTTCTCTTTTGCTTTCTCGCTTCTTTGATGTCTGCTTTACGTTTATCGTACCGCTTTGAGTCCTTCTTATTATCAAAGTCCTCATCCATCCACTCACGAAATTTCTTACTTTTGTTTTTACTCATGACTTTTACACTCTTACACTTTACACTTTATGATTCGTTTTTCTTAGGTCGACCACGACCACGCTTTACTGGAATCGGCTTAACTATGCCACCTGGAAATGCTTTATTAATCACTTCAGGAGAAAGATCTGGGTATGGCTCTTTAGCAATAGTTCTTATCACTAATTGAGCATCCTCTGCATCAATAGACTCTAACATTTGAATGAATAGTGCTTCCTTTCTCACTCTGGTCAAGTCTTTACCATCTTTCATCTGTTCGACAAAGTACGGCATCTTTCGCATCTCACGATACAATAGTCCATGAGACTCGTGTATATCTGAAGGAGTAAATGGTGGTGGAGTATCAGGCAAGTCGAACGTCCATCTCTCATCACACATCAAGGCGAGAATATCTTTCAATGCTCTTGATTCATTTCTTTTCAGTACTGCGACTTTCTCTTCAACTGTTTCAGCTTTTCGGGCAGTGTTGACGATCTCTGCCAGAGATAATGTAGTCATTTTAAAACTCCGTTATACATTCCATTAAATTTCTTAGTTTGTTTTTGATAAAGTAATTCAGTAACTGACTTCGGTCTTTACCATTTTCTTCATACCAAGCTTTGAGAATCTGATCTTTCATGCCTTGTGGTACTTCAGATAGATCAATCAATGCTTTGTTACGCATATAATTGCGCTTTACTTCATCCTGCATATTATTTATATCACTCCACTCAGCAATGCGCTTTTGGGTAATAGGACGCTGACGTATGCCCATTACAAAAGAATTATCAGCAGATAGAACATTTGGTATTCCATCACCCGAATCACCTTTAAGTAGATGTTCTGCAAGATACTTCTCAGGGTTAGAGTTAGAAATCCATCGCTTTCTTACAGGATCATACTGCTTCACATTTGCATACTTGTGTAGCTGTATGTAATCCTTGTCACCCGATAGAATTAGAATTGGCTCGCCCATATTCAACTCAGTACCTTCTTCATGAGTAACCACACCAATGATATCATCAGCTTCACAGGTCTCTATCTGAATAACTTTATATGGAAAGAACGTCTTCAGTTCATCACGAATAGTATTCAGTGCCTGAAAGATAGCATTCCAATCCATCTCGGATTTGTCTCTCGTCTTCTTACGATTCGCTTTATAGTATGGATATATCTGTCTGCGCCAATAGTTGGTATCATCACAACAGATAACAAGTTCACCAAACTCAGCACCAAACTTCTTACGATTTGCTCTCAGTGTATTCAAAATCATATGCCTAAGCATACTTACGTCAATCTCTGCGTTCTGATGATTACCAATCTGCATCATCATATTCGCAATCATGACCTGATTCATATCAACCAATATCATCATCTATCTCCTAACTTAATTTATAATATTACAATAATAGCATAAGTTAATAGTGTTTGTCAAGTAAAATTTCATTGTTTTTGCCAGGTCTGCTCAGAAGTTAACTTAAAACTCCCTATATGTTTCTGGCTTTCCCATGTTTGCGGATCAATCATACTAATGAACAGTCCGTCTTTACCATCATACAAGTGGTATATATTACCCACAACTGGTATAAGATTACATCTTGCGTTATACATCAATGCTGTATCTTCAGCTAGTTCCACCAGTTTGAAGTACTCTTCTTTGAGTGCATCAAACTTTGTCTCTAGTTGATGGGTTGCGTTAATTCCTCTCTCCTTACTTTTGGTAAGGACATCTGGAACAGTGAAAGCAGGCGCACCAACATTCGTTGGATAAGACATAAGTGATGGCGCATCAACTACATTGTCTGGCTTACTCTTCGATCCCATCAAAATATTCTTCCATATTTTCAATAAATTCGTCTAATATTTTCTGCATAGGTTGTTTGATCTTATCCTCTGCATCTTCAAATAAAACATCAGAGACCTGTTGAAAAGGATACTCCTCTCCTATAGCACGATAAACAAGAGACTTAGATGCCTCTATAATAGTCATTATATCAACCATTGATTTAGGATCATTCTCTACATCAATACCCATTCCTCTTAGTGCCCACACAGTCTCTCTAGCATTAATTATAGAGAATATCTCAGCGACTTCCTTGTCACTTTCAAGTACAAGAGCATCAATCTCTTCGTCTCGCTTCTTTCGCTTCTCAGAGGCTTTGCTAAAATCTACTACATTATCCTTCATTTGTTCACCTTGAGTATAACTGTATCAGCGTTGATTCTAGAGTCAGTAGGCTTATCAGCAGTCTTGAGTGCTTTAAGTGCCTTCAATGCTCTCAGTTTAGTCACTTTATTAATAGAGTCAATAGTCTCTTCAGGCTTACGCAACTTCTTCTTGAACGACAACTCTTCGTCATAGTTCTTGATTGACGTACCCTTTACGATAAACCCATCGTTGTTGTTTGTCACTAGATACTTGATAACTCTCGTCTTAGTGTTAAACAAATAGACTTCGGTAGCACCAACAATGTATGCGGGGCTTGTACTGGTTATCTTATACTCAGCAGACTCTTTCTGATAGATCACTTTCTCGACTTGCTTAGTAGCAGGTGTCGCTTTCTTAGCACGAGGTTTGCGTGTTGCTTTCTTACTCAACACATACTTCTCACCATCATTAATGAATGCAGAAATTAGCTTTAATAGCTTCTTCTGTTGCGATAGTGTCATATGGCTATAGCCTTCGACTAGATCCTCTGTCTTCTCTACGAGCAGTTCACTTAACTCAGCTTCCATTTCTCTGTAAGCCCTGATGATATCATGAGCAGTTTGAGTTGCGGCATCTAGACCCTTTAAGTGAGTGTACAGTGAGAAGTTCTTATCCAACGTACCCTCAAGATGGTCATCGATAAATCCTTCAATCTCACCCATGACAGCTAAGGTCTTTTCTTTTAGTAACTCAGATGGATTCTTCTTCTTGACCACAGGGGCATCATCTTCGACTTCTTCTACAGCATTCTCGATATTGATTTTACCGAAGCCAACTATGATGTCGATTTGTTTGTTGATGAAGTCCATATAGGACTCAGGGAGAGAGGCACCCATAGAATGGATTCTAACTAGAGAGCCAAGCGTAGAAGATGTTCTCCAGTCTTCACTTGCTTTGTATGATTTTAGATCGTTAGGTCGATTGGCTTTCACCCAGTCTACTGTCCAAGACACATAATCTTTCTTTTGATAGAAATACGAATGGTGTCGCATTGTTTCGAAAATAGATTTAGAGAATATATCTGGCTTGACTGAACTCCAGTCGATAGTCTCTCCACCCACATTCGACTCTTCGGCCAACTTGGCGGCATTGCCTCTACGAGGTATTACACGTTTTTTAGCTTTAGCCATTATTTACTCCAACAGTATAAAGATCTATGATAACATAACAATTGTGGCTTGTCAATAGTTATATAGTAATTAGCCTCATCCGACAGTATATTTTAGGTATCGCTTTTGGCGATGATATACTACATACTGTCGGATGAGGGCTTATAACACTAGGATTTTATGCCATTTGGCGTATCCAATCCATCCACCGACCTGACACTATCCCATCGAAATGATCTCCATCCATTGACGGTCTCATCCCAAACTGCTTGAGTAGTATCAGAAAGCTTTTGGGCCCTAGACGTAGCGGCACCATCTGGATACTTGATAGTAAAATCGCTCAGAGTTGCTGTCATATCTCTTAGTTGACCATTAGCTTTTAGGAAGGTTATACTAACAGAGCCTTCTTTCATTCTATTAACGATATCAGACTTTTTCATTGCACTTCTCCATTATTAAGGTTAGTTATATATTCATCAATTTTAAGAGTCAATTCAGCGTAACCACCGATATGATCTCCTTTCCAAAGGATCTGAGGTATGCCCTCTATGTCAGGAAACAATTCTACAAACTGTCTAGTGACATCAGGATCTTGGACTTCTAGGAATTTATATTCCACATCCATTGCTTCACACATCTGCTTGCATAATAGACAGTGAAGACAGGTGTTAGATCCAAATATAGTTACCATATATCCCTCCGAATTTCGTACATTATATCAAGATTCTTCGTCTTTGTCAAGCTTTAAGCCATGATTAATCCATGTCAATTTTTGATCTTCAGACCAGTCAGCTAGATAATCATTATCTCTATCGAACAATTCTAGAACAGCATCTTCTTCCATCCACTCAGTATCAAGTATAGTTTCGCCTAGAGACTTCTGAGAAAACTCGTCTATCTCTTCACAGAGGACAGTATCATTTGCCCACTCTAACTCGACAGGCATATCCGTATTCAAACTCTGAAGTCTCTCTTCTGATATCACATAACGATGTCTGAATGTGTGAACTGTTGTTACAACTGCGTATTTTTTACTCATAATATCCTCAATCTAATAGTCTACCGAAAAATCCTTTCTCACTTTTCTTTGCTTGCTCTTCAAAAGCCTCTTCTGCTTCAGCATTTGCTTCGTCAAACGCTTCTTCTGATTCTTGATAGTAGCCTCTATAAGCGGCAATGATAGCATCTTGTTGTTGAATGAATGCTCTTAGATCAGAGTAATTCAATCCCAGATTCTCATAACCTTTATCACTTACTGAAAAGAAGGCTAATGCGTCACCACTCTCTTGGAGTTTTTCCCACTGCTCTTCCCAGTTATCTTCTGTGATGATTACCCACACTACGTCACGAAGATCAAGTTCATCTGCTTGTGGAAGTATTAGCTTTGGCTTTTCAATCGGTTCAGCAGATACTACGATCTGCTTTGGCATACTACTACAGCCACTAATCAGTGCGATAGTTATCAAACAGCCAAGGGCATTCACTATTGAACGATTTACCATTTGTAGCCTCCTTCTCTTTCTCAGTTAGTTCAGCACCCGAGATTAACTCAAAGCACCGATTTGCTTTACCACTTGCTTTAGTGATAACTTTTTCAACTAATCCAGGCTTGTTCTCTGCTAGATTGCCTAGATCGTGTCTACCCAACTTATTGGATAGAGTCTTATTCTGTTTGCGAATGTTGCTGAACTTCTCATTGAGTTCACCTAACTCTTGATTCGCTTTCTCGTAGTCTCTTT